CCGCAGATATTATCCCTGCTCCTATAGAATTTGCAGTTATTATGCCTTGGCCTATTTCGCCTCCGGTCATAATTATATTGCCTGACATCTGGATGCCGTTTACGGGATCAATCTTGATATAATTATTCGTATCAACATAAGCCGCCAGACCATACTTAGCCGATACATAACCTGCGAACCCGTTCAGATTCCCAAGCCTAATAACCTCATCCCCATCATCGTACATTGAGATTCTAAGCGGAGTATGTGGAGTAATTAAAATATGACTCGGATCTGTACCAATTCTAATCTGTCCTTTTAAAGCATTTAGATCATAATCATCATCTGGCCCCGACATAACAATCTGCCATGAACCATCCGTATCATCATCAGGAATAGTAATAATTGTAGGCGTTATATCTTCCCAATCTTTAAAAGTAATACTAAAATGCGAACAGGTAAATTGGATCGATATATCAGGATTGATTTTTACCGAGTCAACCAGAACAACATAAGAACCACCGTAGTTTGTATCATTAATAGTAATTACATCGTCCGGTTGCGATGCTAAACAAGTTCCTAAAGCTATAAATCCAACTTCCGCTTCCTTCATTAATTTACGTTCAAAATGTAATATCCCTATTCGTTTAACATCTAATAAATCCTGAACAAAAGGACATTCTAAAACATCATCGGATAAAACATCAGCAGATTCATCAATAGCAACCAAAGCTTTAACTAATTCATCCTGTGCTTCATTAACTGGCTGAAAAGCAACGAAACCACTGTCCGATAAATCTTCATTTGCAAGATCACGATATGTAAAAGTTCCTTCACCTTGTTCAGCAGTTCTTTGTATATCAGCACCGGTAATAGTCTTTTGTGAGGTTTTAGATAGTACCCTGAGTTGGATGGTTTCCCCCACATCAAGGCAGGAATGGCACATGGTTAGAAGAGAAGCTAAAACCTTTTCACGATCCTGTTTGTACCAGAATGCACCATTAAAGGCAAGCCCAGCAGTTGTTAGATTTAAACTAAAATTATCAAAATCACCTGTGTTGTCTGTCGTAAGTGAGAATATTCTTAAACCACCTTCTGTTGCCGCTACAAAATCAAATGTCTGTGCTTCACCATCGGCTGTAATGGTTCCCAATGTTTGAGTACCACTATAATCCATGATCTTCCATGAACCTGAAAGATTAGCCATGTCCAAAGTAAGCCTATATGATAATCCTATAGTTGTGGGACAACTGGCAACGGGTAAATAGAAATCTGCGTTTATGGCAACTGAATGAACACTCAAATCACCAGTTTCATCGTATGTTCCACCATTGGAAACTATATCATTATCAGTCCATGCCGATGCACCAGATAAATCCCTATCAACCTGATTAGGCATAAGTTCGGTTACATCAACGGATTTCCAGCCATCAAAAGTAGTATGGGCAGTTGCAAATGTTCCCGCCTCGTCAATCATAGCGGTTGGTATGCCCATATCCTTTAAGACAAAAGCAATTACATCGGCAGGATTTGTTATAGCAACTGTATCAGATCTGGAAAACTGTACCGGGGGATCGAGAATGGGCTCACCAGACGAACCCCAAAATCCAGGTGAATCAACAGTACCATCGTTATCAGAATCAGCAATAATAGCCTGAAACACTCTCCAATCAACAGCATCGGCATCTGCTTTGGTTGATTGTGTAAATGTATAACTTCCGCTATCCCATTCAGATTTTATGCCATAAGATCGAGGGGATCTGATTTTACTTATTGTGTAAGTATTATCAGTATTCCCGAGCATGATAAAACCACCCTCACCATCGATATATACATCTCGAAGAGGCACGTAAGCAGTTCCAAATGGTACAGGAACACACAAAGCATCATTAGTATAGGTACGATTCGATGGAAATATGTCATCAGGATATCGAGTATTAGGATAAGATCCATTGAGGTACGATTGCAAAAAGTCTTCGGCAGTAATTTTTAATTGTTGATAAGAGGGATCAGCGGTTTTAATTCTAAACTTCCATCCTGCAATTTTCTGATTACCGGAAGTAACAGTAGATAAATACAATTCAATATGGACTGATCCACCTTTAAAATCAGCAAAATCAATAGCATTTTCAGGGTTTGAAATAGTAAAAGTTACTTCTGATGGAGCAATAACGGTATTCTCTGCCATATTCCGGCGTAATTCGATACCGGAAAAGTCAGTCAATGTAACACTTGAAAGGTTCGATCCATCATCCCACGTAATTCCTGAATCCCATGTAACACCCGTTACCCATGCTACAGGATTAAATGGCCCCATAACAAAAGAATATCCAACATCGTTAGCATCATAGATATAGAATGCCCATTTAATATCTTTATTGTCAGCGGCCACGAGTTTGGTTTGAGTAGTATCAAGACTAAGCATCAACTCACCTTCCCTAATATTCGCATCTTAACCCCAGGTACCCCCCACCGATTAACGGAATTACCTGTACGGGTTAATTTAGAATCGAACCTTACAACGTATGAATGCCCATCATAAGCGGTTAATTTGAAACTCCTGCCTTTACCATTTGCTTTTACCGGATCATTATAGAGATCGAAAATGGTTCCGGATTCCGCTTCTGAAAGTTGATTTATAGGATAAGTAACGTAAAAGATCGAACCTGTTGATAACGTGATCCGTTCCTCACTATTATCATCAGCTAAATGGATGACTTGATTTTTACAACTTTCCTCAGAAACTTTCCCTTGTGCTTTTATAGCAAGAGTATAGTCATAATCGGCTGTAACTACGGAAAGGAAATCTGCTGGTTCGGATGCAGCCATTAATTGAGCCTCCTAATTGATTCCTGAAGGTCCGGATTAGTCTTTGCCTGTTTAGCTACCACATTCCCAATTTCTCGTCCATCAATGTTTACTGGTATATTAATTGTTGTTTCCCCATTCGATCCACCATCGCTCTGTAATATATATTTAGCAATCGCCTTACCAAGAGCATCAGTATTCGAGGAACTTCTTGCCACATCCGATACATTGCGAGGTATTACTATTTCCCCCTCATGAAGCGTGTAGGGGCCTGTTTTTGGCACATAGTTGGTTCCTGTATCATAAGATGCCAAGGTAGTCATTGTCTGTGCCTGTAACGCCATTACGTCAGCTACAACGGCGTCGTAGATAGCTTGGTAACTGGAAGCCGTTCCGTAGGACTTTTCGTATGTTAAAAACTGTGTGGCATAGTTGAGAAAATCAGTAACATCTTCTGGTGTTGCTCCGGTTGCCTTTGCCGCTGTTATCATTTTAGTATATTCAGCCTGATAAGATGCTTCCGATAACACAGGAGAAAGATCACTTATTCTAAGACTTGCTAACCATTCATCTATTGTTTTGGATAAAGATTCCAATTCGGATATAAGGTTAGCCGTTGCGCTTGCCGCAGCTTCTTCCGCATCTTCAAGAGTTGAATAGTATTCGTCTGCACTATCTGCCCATGCCAGAAGAGATACATAAGCTTCCTGTCCAGCAGTAGTTGTTAGATTCAATCCTTCCACAAGGTCACGGTAACCATCCCTTACAATAGGAAGGTTCATATTAATATCAGATAATGCTCCGGTAAGCTGATTCTGTAATCGTAACTGTTTTTCCTCGTCAGTAAAGAACTTATCATAATAAGTTTCTGCATTTTCACGTAAAGTTTCAAGATCCCCTGCCATGTTGATAATAGCTTCCGAAAAGGCAATTATTTGAGGAATCGTTCCACTGAATGCTTGACCGGTCATGGAAAGGGTATCAAGTACCACGGCTTTGTCTATCAATATCCTGGTAGCCGTTTCCATAAGACCTTCACCTACTTGCTGATATGTACCAAGTAGATTTCCAAATAGAGCTTCAACGGCATTATCACCTAAAGCCGCAAAATATTCCGTGAGGGTTTTGTTTATTGTTTCCGAATCCATCCCTTGCAGACTTATCTTTGCCCCTGAGAATACATAATTCAGAGTCTTATCCATGTCGGTACCAAGACCAAGAGTAAGCTCAATCAAAGTGTTACTCATATTTTGGAATACTTTATCAAGCAAGTTTGACACATTGCTATTAAGAGCTTGGTATGCTGTATAATATGAATCAGAATCAGAACTAAACCATCCACCTTCTTCATGAACATGAACATCCGTGTATTGCTGACTTCCTATCCCACCACCTCCAGCAAGTGAACGGATAGATGCCGCACCTGTTGAAATACCGGAACCAGTTATCGAAGTAGAAGTCCCACCTCCGAAAATAGAACCAACAAAATTTGATATTGCGTTATCAATCCATCCCGAAATGCCAAGTGTTAGAGTATTTACAATATCTCCAAAACCTAAGTATTTAATATCAGTATAGTCGTCAAAAAGGTTCTGCATGCCTCCAAGTGTTGTACCTGTTGAAATATAAGATGAATCAATACCACCTGTTCTGAAAATACTGGCAACAAGTCCAGAAATGTTAGTATTGAGATTCTTCATCTCAGAATGGATTCCGGACAATTCCCTATATTCCATATCGTAGGTATCTTGTAATAAATCAAAAGAGTTCTGTATTGATTCACTGCCTGTTTCAGCATTGGCACCTAAAACTGTGCTTGGTGGGAGGATAGGAGCGGATACACTAACACCTCCACCACCATTTGCTATCCCGTACATAGCAAAAACACTGGCCATAAGTGCAATCATTGCTGCCGCTGTTGCAAACCCAGTGGGACCAACACCAATCGCTGCACCCGTCACCGCAGCTCCAGCATTTGCCACCGCTGTTCCAGAAGCAGCAGTCGATACAGCCAAATATCCTGCAATAAGTTGAATGTTTTTTGCCGCTGTCATCGCTAATTCTGCTATTTGTACAGCTTTCTTCCATTCAGATAACCGCTTATATTCAGAAGAATCCTTGTCATACATGGTCATCGCAGCATCTAACATTTGACCCATGTTTGCTATTGTTTCATTAATATATTTTTTATCGTAATCCCATTTGGTTGCAATAGAATCCATCTGTTCCCTATCTAATTTTATTTTCTGCTCTGCAACCCATTTAGCAACAGCTACCTCTTCAGCCCCTTTGGACTTCTTTAATGCAGCTTCCTTTTCTATCCAGTTAAGTTTAGCATTACGGTATTCACTTTCCATATTATTTAGATCATTATAAAATGTAACCATTTTACGGGCTTCATTAGCTTCCTTTTGAGCAATTCCTGCTTCTCCATTTTTATCAATTAATTTTTTAATTTCACTATTAACCCACTTCTCTACCTCTATTCGATTAGCCCCAGCATCAACATGGTCATCACCAAGCTTTCTAATTTTTTCTTTTTCATATTCAAAATCACCCAGAATCAATTTACGATATTTATCAGAAAAAGCTTCTTTTGATTTTTTCATGTTCTCAAGATATTTTTCATTCTCAGTCATCGTTTTTTCATAAAGTTCCATTTCGGCTTTGTATAATAAATTTCTTTGTTTAATAGTTTCTTCGTTTTCTTCAATAATATTTGAAATAATAGGAGTTTTTATTGATGGAATTTTAGGAGGAGCTGGAGGTTTACCACTAGTAGCACCAAATAGTTCAAACATCCTATCTTCTCTGAGTTGCTTGTCTATCTTATAATTAAACTTTAAAATGTTAATTGCTATCTCTGAGTCTCTACGCAATTCTTCAATGTTGAAAGGACTCTTTATGGTAGCCCATCCTAATTTGACATATTCGAAAGAAATTTTCATTTCCAGAATCATAAAATCCCACGCAGCCATAATACCTGCGACCATCGCAACTCCGGCTTTGCGAACAAAATCAAATTTATCAGACAGATACTTTCCGATCTCCCATCCGACAATAAATGTACCTAATCCTGTAAGAGCTAACCATACTTTATTGATTGCAAGCACACTTCTTACTGCTGCTGCCTCCCATTTTGCAGCCCACCAGGCAGCGGCAGCACCGGAAGAATAAGAGGCTTTCCATGCCGCAAGTTGAACCATTACTAACATAGCAATAACTGCCTGAACCGCTCTCTTAATTGTCTCATATACTTCTTTTATTTTATCAGCTATTTGATCCGCATTTTCCATCATCCAGGTTGTAAAGGCTCGACCATCCGCAGTTACTTTTTTATATATATCTTTAAACAACGCTCTTTCAACTATTCCCCAAGCTGTTTCAAATGAAGATGCTACTGATTCCCATGTCATTTGAATATCACCGGCAGCGGCAACAATACCTATTAGATATGGTTGCATTCTTTCAAGGGTATCTCCATGTTGTTTACCAAGTTTCAATACTTCTTTAAGTCCACCCTTATATTCACCTTGTCGTTTGATCTGTTCATCCATTACCCTGGCAAGCATATTACCGGCACGAATCTCACCAGACATCAATGCTCGGATTTCTTGAGATGCCTGTTTCTGCTTATCCTGACCCTGTGTAAACATAGCAACAGCATTAGTAAGAGCAGTAAACGATTCAACCTGTTTTCTATTATTTGTATCTAACAATACTCCCTGTAAATTCATTGCTCGATTCATAAGTTGAATCTGCTGATAGTTTGCAAAAGATATAGCATCTATCTTCATTAACTCTATATTCAAGCCATGTGCATATTCAATCGCCTTTTTATAATTCTCTACAACATTCTTTGGTCCCTGCATCGTTGTTATCTGAGCCGCTACAGCAATAGTTGATATTTTTAATTCATCAATAGCTTTAATTCCACTGGACAAAACCCCAATAGTTGCACGAATAACAGCTTGTAACACATAATATGCCGCATATAATCTCAGCATAGCTCTTGCCATGCCAGCATAACTTGCCTTATGTTGACCAGCCATTTCTTGATTCAATTCATTCAGTTTAACATTCTTTGCTTTTTCGATACGTATCCAATCATTAGAACCCCTTTTGACACGTTGGGTAATAGTATCAAACGATTTGATAATAGCGGTTTTCTGGGCATTGATAGCGGCGACTGAACGAATACCAAGGGTTTCGTAAAGGGGGTTTTTAGTCATTTGCATATTGAGGGCATTAACCTTGGCAATCATTGCAGCTTGAGCACGGAACTGTTCAGCGGCAGAAACATTGGCAGAGGCAGTAATACGTTCATAGGATTTAACAGCTTTATTCGCCATCAACTGATAGATTTGATCAGTTTTGACACCAAGATTGGAAAAACTCTTTGTTAATCCAGCTTCACCTTCTACTCCGATTTTCTTTATATCACTAAGGAGTTTAACTTGTTGCCGTTCCATTTTGGTCGAATCAAGTTTAACCTCGACATAAACCGTACCAAGTCTTTCGCCTGCCATGATTATACACCTTTAGCAATTTTACTGATCATAGTCTGTTTTATTGCATGAAATGGAGCCTGTAAGAAATGGATCGGGGGATGGAATTTTCCACCCCTGTCTGTGTACCCAGTTTTTTCAACCATAAGCGCATAGTACACTTTGAAATTTCCTGCATATACTCTCACAGTTCCACTACCCGCTTTATTAACCCTGCGAATAGTATTTTGGAGTTGTCCAGGGAAACGACCCATCCATCGTTTTTTCGTATCAAACGAAACAAGCTTACCTTTATTCTTACCAGTTTTAGGCGTAAATGCAACATGAGCACTGCTAAATTTACCTTCCCGGAAAATAGGTGGGTCGTGCTCAAAAGTTCCCCGGCATTTTTGTTTCGATGCAGCAACAACTTCGTCCATTACAAGGTTGGCACCGTTTTCAGCCTTTTCGAGAAATGCCCCGAAGATTTCTTTACCATTCCAATTCTCGATCCGCATTATTCGCTATCCCTCTTGATTTTCATAGCTTCATGCCAGGCTCTTAATACCCGCTGGAATGTTTCCCATTCATTTTTAACACCACCAGGAAACTTGTCAATCGCTTTCCATAGAGCTACATGCTTAAGATCAATTTCAATATCCTGTTCACCATTCCAGCGGGTTTCACACTGACTCCGGACTACCAAGAATATTTTAGCTGCGGCTTCATTTGCTTGTAACAATTCAACTCTTTTACGTTCATCATTACAGGTATCACACGGAGCCTCTTGTGGCGGGTTCCGTTTCCCAAACATTTCCTTACAACCAGTGGGACAGAAAATAGGGATTTGACCCCCATACAATGTTATGTAACTGGCCCACTCAACAAGTTTTTTTCAATCTCCTCTTTTTCCTTAACCCCAGAACTCGCAAGCAATTGCTGACACCTTGTAAAGAATCTATCAAACACGGAAACTTTCATAAGGGCTAATTTGTTCTCACGGGTACAGGTAATTACCTTTTTGGTTTTAGCATCCTTGAATTCCTCAATCCCGGTAATAGCGTAATCAAAAGCATCATCACGTTCTGCTTTAGCCTCTTCAATGGAAAGGTCAGCAAAAAACGATATCCTTTCCATCTGCCGAGTTTTAGGATTCATAACATGCTCAGCCTGACGTTTTCGTCTAGAGATTCTTTCCTCAAAAAAAGGTGTCATTGACCTAATCTGTACCTTAGCATCAGTAACCGGATCATCAAACACCGGTTCTCCTGTCAAGGGATCAATTTTGGAATTCTGGAATGGAAACCATTCACCTTCATTAACTTCAAGACTAAACAGCATAAAGCTCACCCATCAATTTCTTTCTAGCCAATGGCTGGTTAAAGAAGATCCCACACTATTACGGGATCTCCCGAGTTAATGTTATCAGAAACGATTAAGTTCCTGTACCAGTCTGCGCCATTGCCACCGTAGACACCTGCCCAGAGAATGAAATCGTACCGAAGTTGTTCCGTGGAAGAGTAACAGCATCTGCCTTGGTCACAATGATGTAACCACCTGCACCAACAGCCCAATACGTGTTGGTATTGACATAGAGATAGAGATTTGTCAGATGTGATCCTAACTGACAAACTGAAGAAAGTGCCAACTGGCCAGACGCATCAGCCGGATCATAGTTACCGTTGAATTCAATAGTTCCTGCCTCACCCAGTTCTGCTACTTCATAAACTTTAGTCCCTGTATCCCCAAAGGCGGTCGGCGCTGAAGTTACAGGCATCGTAAATCCACTTATTGACCATGACACCATGTTTGCCACAGTTACCGATCCGTACATCACGGAACCGTTTACACCAGTCTTTTTACTCATTTTACTTTCCTCCTTGTTGTTTCGGAGGCATTAAAAAACCTCACGAAATTGATTGTTATTTTCAATTTCAGTGAGGCTTGGTAGCGTGACTGACTAATCAAGATATGCGTCTTACGAGGGATATCCTGAAGACTATTTTTACTAAATCATACTCTACTTCTCTTTAATAAAATCTTCAAGCAATTTTATCAACATTTTAGCACATCGAATAAAAATTTTACAAAGTTCTTTTATATCATCATTCATCCCACTTCATCCTCTTTTATAGTTCCAATCACAGTTGTATCTACTCGTCCTAAATGATGATATTTGTCATAAAGGGTTTTATATCGCTTCTGAAATTCAACAGGCGGAAACCAGGTAAACGGTCTTATAATAAAATGTTCACAGAAACAATCCAATATCCAGGCAGTTCCACCCGTTTCCCATGTTTGTAAAACTGCTAATGTGCCATAGAGATCAAACCCTTCCAGCGATTCATCGAACCGGAATCCCTTTTTCATGTTAATGATAATACAGCATTCATCAAAACAACATGCTTCATGGGGAAAGGTATGAAGGCTGGATGTGTCAAAATGATCCGGGATTCTCATATCGTGAAACTTACCACAAATTCGGCCCTG